GCAAAAAATCCACGATAATAAAATGGAAATTGAATTTATAGAGTAGGAGAGTTCGTTATGAAATATTCAAGTGTTACTTTGTATGAAGTATTTTTAGTTAATCATGGTTATGTATGTGGTGCATACAAAACTTTGGAAACTGCAATTAAGATGGCCAAGAAGACTGGTTTTCAATGTAGTATTTTTAAATCGACAGACCCATTTACACCAATCAAATGGGTAAGTCCAATCGGAGGTGTTAAATAATGATTAAACCAATAGAATTTATTACTGAAATATATGTAGATAATGATAATGATGCTATGGTATCAGAGTTTGCATTTACAGAAAAAGCTTCAGTAGATACTGCAATTGCAAGTTTCAATGCAATGGGTTTTGATGTTGGTACTATAGTTAGAATAGAAACTTATAAAGTTCCACAACACTATACTGCTAATGAATTAGCATAGAGGGGAAAATGAAAACTAAAATAATTGCAACTTCGGTTGCATTACTAATGAGTACATCTGCATTTGCAAAAGATTGTAAGTATGTACAAAATATAATTCTAGATGATAATAATGTTATCCTTAGTGCAAAGACAGAATATGTCTGTAAAGAATCAAAACCAATTATTGTTCTTCCACCAAATACATATACAGAAGTAAAGAAAGTAAGGCCTCGTGTAGTGTCTTATCAAGATTATGTAAATGGTAATTTTTATAAAGATAATGAAAAAGGTCTTGACTTTTTGAAGAAATTGATATATAATAGTAATTAAATAATGGAGATATAAGTGTTTAAAATATTAATCGGTATTATATTGGGTGTAGTCTTAGTCACATACTATCCTCAAATCGCAACCACCTCAAAAGAAGTTTTTGTAGATAGTGGTGCTCGTGACGAAATCGTAAAATCATTGAAAGAGGTAAAATAATGAAATACTACGGAGTAAGTGCAATTGCACTAATGGTTGGTTTAGGTGCTTGTGCAAAGAACCCAAATCCAACAGCTATACTTAACACACCAATGATTAAGTATAAAACAGAAAAGGTTGTAGCTGCAACTTCAAATATACCTAAATGGTATAAGAAACTACCAAAGAAAGATAATGCAATTTATTCTGTTGGTTCTTCATCTTCTCCAGACTTACAATTGTCTGTGGATATGGCAACACTAAATGCAAAGTATACACTTGCAGATAGAATTAATGGTAAACTTGATGGTATGATGAAAACCTTTATGACAAGGTTAGGAACAGATGAAGATGTATCTGCAACTACAATGTCTGAAGTTGAAAAGGTAGTCAAGAACGTAATCGCATCTGTTGATGTTGCTGGTTACAATCCTAAAGAGATTGAAGTATTTCCAAGTGGAACACAATTTCGTGCATTTGTATTACTTGAGTATTCTGATGCAGAGGCTAGAAAGATTATCATGAATCGTATGATGAAAGATAGGTTAGTTTATTCTAAGATTAAATCTACTAATGCATTTAAGGATTTGCAGAATGAAGTAAATAAATCTAAGAAAGAAGACGAAGCTTCTTCTCTAAGTAATATTGAAAAGGAAATCGGTAAGATTACTAAAGAAAATACAAAAGTAATCAAGAATCGTAAACCTAAAATTATAACAAGTGAGATGTTATAGTGAGAAAAGACAGACCAAAACAAGGTCTAACTGTAATGGTTCGTGGAGATGACTTAAATGGTGCAATGCGAGTTCTAAAGAAACGTATGCAAGAAGAAGGCATCTTCAACGAAATTCGTGAAAGAGTTGGACACAAGACTAGGGGTGAAAAGAAAAGACTTCAAAGAGCTGCTGGTCGTAAAAGATGGTTAAAGAAAATAGATAAACTTAGAGAGCAAGGGTTGTGGAATGATTAAGAAAAAACGTAAACCTATGACAGAGGAACAAAAGAAAGCTGCTTGTGAAAGACTTGCAAAGGCGAGAGCTGCAAGACCACCAGCAAAGAATAGTTCTATTCATCATAGTGTACTTGCAAAGCCAGATGAAGATATGTTATCTGTTAAGAATGTTCAGAGTTGGATTAAAAACCAAAAAGAACAACTTACAGAATATCGTGCATCACTTCGTAGGGATATTAAAGGTGCAGCTGCCAAGGTTTCTAACTGTGAGGGTTATATTCGTAATTTACAATACTATCTAAGACATGGTGATTACTGTGATGATAGGTATGGTGCATTTCAAGAAAAGAGGATTTCATGGCAGACGATAGTACCAAAGGGATAGTTGTTAAAGGGCCTTGGAAAAGAGTCAAAACTGTCAAGAAAAGTCAGACAGAAAAGATATCTAATGACATGGCCTTTGCAGAAGATGTTGCAGAAAGTGTTATGATTCCTTTGATACATGGACTTTCTGAAAATGGTGTGGATATTAAAAGTGATAAATTTGTTTCTGAAGTTGGTTTTATAAATGAAATTGTAAAAGCTATCATGTATAGAGGTATGAATTATCCACATCCAATGAATCAATTTATTGAAGCTGTTATGTCAACTAAAAAAGAATCTGTTGAAGATGTATATTCAAAATTTGATTATGAAAAGATAGAAGAAATGCTTGATAATTTAGAAAAAGAAGATGAGTAATGATTATTATTGATATGAATCAAATCTCATTAGCAAGTCTAATGATGGATTTGAATATGAGAAAAAGTAATGAAGTAGATGAGGGTATGGTAAGACATATGATACTTAACTCTATTCGTTTGTACAGACAACAATTTACTAAAGAGTATGGTGAAGTTATTCTTACTTATGACTCTAAACATTATTGGAGGCGAGAATACTTTCCTAACTATAAAGCTGGTCGTAAAAAGAGTAGAGAAAAAGATAATAAAGATTGGGATAAAATCTTTGGTGTCCTTAATAAAATCAAAGCAGAGTTCAAAGATAATCTACCTTACAAATACTTAGAAGTATATGGTGCAGAGGCTGATGATATTATTGCAACTTTATGTAAAAACTTTCAAGATGAAAAAATTATGATTGTGTCTGGAGATAAAGATTTTATTCAGTTACACAAATATCCTAATGTAAAACAGTATAGTCCTATACTCAAGAAACATATAAATGGACATAATCCAGATACCTATATAAAAGAACACATACTTAAAGGCGACACTAGTGATGGAGTACCTAATGTTCTATCACTAGATAATACTTTCGTAGATGGTATAAGACAAAGACCTTTAGGAAGAAAGAAGATTGAAACTTGGTTAGATATACATATAGATGATTTGCCTGAAGAAGTCAAAAGAAATTACCAAAGAAACGATAAACTTATCAACTTGGACAATGTTCCAGAGGAACTTGAAAAAGAAATAATGGTTGATTTTTGTGAAGCGCCTTGTGGTGATAGAAGTAAATTATTAAATTATTTTATACAATCAAGATTGAAAAATCTTACTAGCGAAATTGGAGAATTTTAAATGCAAGAAACATATTACCCACTTTTTTCAGAAATATTGGACAAAGTACATAAAGCAAAAACTAAAGATAAAAAGGTTGAGATACTACAACAATATAAAACAGATGCATTAAAGATGCTCTTAAAAGCTGCATATGACCCAAATATACAATGGGTATTTCCAGCAGGAGATGTTCCTTACACACCTAATGAAGCACCAGCTGGAACAGAACATACTTTACTGTTACAAGAATCAAAGAAACTTTGGAGATTTATTAAGGGTGCAGATAATGTAACTAAACAAGTTCAGAAAGAAAATATGTTCTTTCAGATGTTAGAGGGTCTACACGAAAGTGAAGCAAAACTTCTTGTTAATGCAAAGGATAAAAAACTACATCAAATCTATAAAGGTTTATCTGCAAATGTTGTAAGAGAAGCATTTGGTTGGGATGAAAACTTTAAGGTTGAAGAATATCCAGCTCAAGAGGGTCTTGCAAACGGATAATGAGAGTCACTCCTATACAAAGAACTGTATTTTCACAAAGAAGGCAATCACAAACTTGGAAAGTAAGTGATTCGCCTGATTCGCAAGAAGACGAAAATCAACAAAAATTAGACCTCGAAAAACCTAATAGAAACAAAGACTTAAAAAGACACTTGACATTACCTCAATCTTCTGTTATATTTATTAAGTAAGATAAAGATTAACAGAGAGAAAGAAAAAGATATGACAATGATTAAAAAGAAGTTTGAAAAGATTGAAGATGGTATCAAGAATATGTTAGATGCAGCTGCACATGACTATGCAAATAAAGGTTTTACTTATAGGACTTCTGATGATTTTCGTTCAAAATTTATGGTTGCTGTTGGACAGAAATATATCAAGATTGGTAGAGTTTCAGACCATACGCCTGGCAGAATGGGTTCTGTTTGGGGTTTCGTTGTGAATACTGATAACGATAAAAAATTCAAAAAAGGTGATGTTCTAAAAGCTGCTGGTTTTCATGCTCCAGCAAGAAATGCACCAAGAGGTAATGTTTTAGATGGTGGGTTCAATATCAATTGGACTGGCCCAGAGTATTTGTAGGAGATAGATTATGGAATATATTATTTTTACACTCGGTTTTATGGTTGGTATTCTTTTCGTTCATTTAATTGATATGAAGACAATACTAAAAAGTTCTAATGAAAAAATGGAGAATTTAA